CCCCTGTGAGCCCCCGTGAGCCGTCGTGAGCCATTGCAATCCATAGTGTTTTGTGATATAATATAATTGCGAAGAAATATATAAACAACACAAAGCTTTCAAGAAATAATACTTGATGGCTTTTTATTAAATAAAAAATATAAAAAGTGGAGGTGGTAAAGTATGCCAACAAAGCCAAAGAAACCGTGTTCATATCCAGGCTGTCCTAAACTAACTAATGATAGATACTGTGAACTACATCAAAAGAAAAGAACAGAAGAATATAATAAGTACGAACGTGATAACTTCACTAAAATCTTTTACAACTCTAAAAAATGGCGAATTATTAGAAAAAAGCAATTAGAAGCACACCCATTTTGTGAAGAATGTTTAAAGAATGGAAAAAGAACAAAGGCAATAGTGGTTGACCACATTATTCCAATCAAAAAAGGAGGAGATATGTACGATTATACAAATCTTCAAAGTTTATGTGCTAGTTGTCATTCTAAAAAATCAGTTTTGGAAGGAAGCCGTTTTGGAAAAAAATGTTTTTGAAAAATTTAAAGGCAGGGGGAGTTGAACCTTAAAAAATCGTTCATAGGTGGGCGGGCGCGCAGTCTCACGCAAAAAATCGCGAAATCAAAAAATCAAAAAGAAATCAAATGGAGGTAGTAATGGGAACTAGAGGCGGGTATAGACCAAATTCAGGTAGAAAGAAAAAACCTGTTGAGCAAAAAATCCTAGAAGGCAATCCAGGAAAGAGAGAAATCCAAATAGTAGAATTTGGTGAAAATGCTTGTGTCTTACCACAAACACCACCAGACTATCTGTCAGATAAAGCAAAAGAAATTTATACCAAAGTTTATAATTGGCTTTTGTCTATAGATTGTATAAAAGGCATACTTCCTTATAACCTAGAGGAGTATGCCTTTTGTAAAGCAAGGTGGATGGAATGTGAAGAAATGAATACAAAACATGGACTGCTTGTAAAAGACAATAATGGAAAGCCAATGCCTAGTCCATTTGTTGGAATGGCCCAACAATATCTAAGACAAACAAATGAAGTATGGAATAAAATTTATATGGTAATTAGAGAAGCAAAACTATCAAAATGGGATGGTACAAATCCTAATGATGATATTATAGAAGTATTACTTGGAGGAAAGAAATGAAACGAATTTATACAGCAGAATCAGTAACAAGTGGTCATCCAGATAAATTAGCCGACTTAATAGCTGATAGTATTCTTGATGAATGTTTAAGTCAAGATAGCGAAAGTAGGGTTGCTTGTGAAGTAATGTTATCATATGATAAATGTATATTAGCAGGAGAAATTACTACTAAAGCAAAAGTCGATTATATTGAAATTGCTAAAGAAGTAATTAAAAATGTTGGTTATGATGAAACTTCAATTGAATATGAATTAAGAATACATAAGCAAAGTACAGATATAAATAATGCGGTATCAAAGAATGAACAAGGTGCAGGAGATCAAGGAATTGTATATGGTTATGCAATTAAAGAAACAGATAGCTTTATGCCTCTTCCAATTACACTTGCTAACAGAATAATTAGAAGACTTGAAGAGGTAAGAAGAAAAAATATAATAGAAGGACTTTTACCTGATGGAAAAAGTCAAGTATCTATCGAATTTGACGATGAAAAAATTATTGGAATAAAGTCAATAATAATATCAGCACAACATAAAAAATCAAAGAATGTAAGTGAGTTAAAACAAGAAATTAAAAATTTAATAATTGATTATGTTTTTGAAGATTATGATTTAACAAATACTGAAATTTTAATTAATCCTTCAGGAAGATTTGTCTTGGGTGGTTTTAAAGCCGATACAGGTTTAACTGGAAGAAAATTAATGGTTGATACGTATGGCGGAAGAAGTCATCATGGGGGTGGTGCATTTTCTGGAAAGGACCCGAGTAAAGTTGATAGGTCAGGAGCATACTTTGCAAGATACATTGCAAAAAATATTGTGGCAGCAGGACTTGCTTATGAATGCGAAATAGCATTATCATATGCAATTGGAGTAAATAAACCTACAAGTATCGATATAAATACATTTTATACTAATGTAGTTAAAGAAGAAGCAATATTAGAGGCAGTTAAAAAAGTTTTTGATTTAAGAGTATCATCTGTAATAGAAAAACTAGATTTAAAATGTCCAGTATATAGTCAAACGTCAATTGGTGGTCACTTTGGAAAAGAATATTTTTTATGGGAAAATACCGACAAAGCACAAAAGTTACTTGATGTATTAAAAGAATAATCTTAATGCTTGCTATTAATGAAAAAATAAGATATTGTTTTGATGAAAGGAGAATGATTTATGAAGAAAGAAATAATAATTGAATATGATAAAACAAAAGAAAGTGGTAATATCTTCTTCATCTTAGCAATGGTTCGCGAGGAATTAATAAAAAATAGAAGGATAGATGAATTTAACAATTTAAGAGATAAAGTATATGCATCAAAAAGCTATGAAGAAACTTTACAAAACATTTCAAAAGTTGTTACGCTAAAAGAGAAAAATTGTTAAAAAAAAGTGTTCTTTTATTCTCATTTCACTAGCTATTAATAATTCTTTGTGGTATTGTTTTGTTGCAAAAAGCAAAAGGAGAAACAAACACATGAAAACACAAAGATTTGGAATCGAAATTGAATTAACAGGAATCAAAAGAATGGAAGCTGCTAAGGTAATAGCAAAATACTATGGAACCATAGAAGAATATGTGGGTGGAGCGTACAATGCTTATGAAGTACCGACAGGAGATGGAAGAAAATGGAAAGTAGTAAGAGATTCAAGCATACAAGCAGAAACAAAGAATGGAAACAGTGGAACGGACGAAATGAAAACAGAAGTAGTTAGTCCTATATGTAAATGGGAAGATATTGAACATATTCAAGAACTAGTAAGACAACTAAGACATAAAGGTGCTATAGCAAATAAAAGTTGTGGGATACATGTTCATGTTGATGCTTCAATACATAATGCTCGATCAATCAGAAATATAGTAAACATCGTGTCAAGCAAAGAAGATATATTATTCAAAGCATTAAATGTAAGCATAGAAAGAGAAGCTAGATGGTGTAAAAAAACAGAAAATGACTTTATCGAAAAGATGAATAAAAAGAAACCACAATCTACTAATCAAATAGAAAGAATATGGTACAATGGTGAAATATCAAGAGCAAGAAATCATTATGATATTTCAAGATATCATGCATTAAACTTACATGCGATATGGCAAAAAGGAACAATAGAATTCAGATGTTTTAATGGAACAACACATGCAGGAAGAATTAAAACATATATTCAATTATGCCTAGCAATAAGTCATCAAGCATTAATACAAAAAGCATCATCCGCAAGAAAAACTAAATCAACAAATGAAAAGTATACATTTAGAACATGGTTACTAAGACTTGGTATGATTGGTGAAGAATTCAAAACAGCAAGAGAGTTCTTACTAGAAAACTTAGATGGCGACATAGCATTCAAGACTGGTCGCCCTCAAAGTGTAATAGCATAAAAAGAAAGGATAGAAAAAATGAGTAAATTATATGCAGCATATGGTAGCAACTTAAATATAATGCAGATGGGCTATAGATGCCCTACTGCAAAAGTTGTTGGAATTGGAAAAATACTAGATTATAAATTGACCTTTAGAGGTGTAGCAACAATTGAAAAAGAAGCAAAAAAAGAAGTTCCTGTAGCTGTATGGGAAATAAAGGAAAATGATGAAAAAGCATTAGATATTTATGAAGGATACCCGACTTTATATAGAAAGGAAATTATTGAAGTAGTTATGAAAGATAAAGTCATTAAAGGAATGGTGTATATTATGAATAGAGGAATCCCACACTTGCCAACAAGAAAATATCTTGAAGTAATTAAATCAGGCTATAATGATGTTGGATTGAATCTATCATATTTAAAGGAAGCCTTGGAAGATACCAAAGATAGAATGTAAAGAATAAAAAATGTGTTTGTTTGGAAGAGTTTGTATGCTCTTCCTTTTCTCGTTGATTTCATGAAAGAGGTAAAAAAATGACAATTAATAGACCTATTGATTTTCCAAAATTAAAAGAATATAAACCAACAAGGTTTATGGCTTCAACTTCGCATTATGATAAAGCAAAAGCAGACAGAGCAGTCCTCTTCATAGAAAGCTTAAAACATACAAAAGGCAAATGGGAAGGTAAACAATTTTATTTGCTTCCATGGCAAGAACAAATTATAAGAGATATATTTGGAACTGTAAAGGAAGATGGAACAAGACAGTTTAGACAAGCATACATTGAAATTGCAAAGAAAAATGGTAAATCAGAACTTGCAGCAGCAGTAGCTCTTTATATGCTATATGCGGATAATGAACCAAGTGCAGAGGTGTATGGCGCCGCAGCAGATAGACAACAAGCATCTATTGTGTTTGATGTTGCTAGAAGAATGGTTGAAATGTCACCAGCCTTACAAAAAAGAAGCAAAATAACACTTGCTTCAAAAAGATTGGTTAATTTTTCTAATTCAGGTTTTTATCAAGTTTTATCTGCAGATGTAGTAACAAAACATGGTTTGAATATTTCAGCACTTGTGTTTGACGAATTACATACTCAACCTAATAGAAAATTATTTGATGTTCTAACTAAAGGATCAGGAGATGCGAGGGAAGAACCTCTATATTTTTATATAACAACTGCAGGAAACAATAAAAATAGTATATGCTATGAATTGCATATGAAAGCCAAAGATATTATAGAAGGAAGAAAAATTGACTCAACATTTTACCCAGTTATATATGGATTGGAACAAGAGGAAGATTGGCATAATGAAGCAAATTGGTATAAAGCAAATCCTTCACTTGGAGAAACTATTCAAATTGATAGGATTAGAGAGGCATATCAAGACGCTTTGCAAAATTTAGCAGAAGAAAATATATTTAGACAACTTAGACTTAATACTTGGGTATCAGGAAATGTTAGATGGATGAGTATGGATGCTTGGGATAAATGTGGTGATGTCTTTGATAAAGAAGTGTTAAGAGGAAGAGTATGTTATGCAGGCCTTGACTTATCAAGTTCAACTGATGTTACAGCCTTTGTGTTAGTATTTCCACCAATTGATGATGACGATAAATATTATATTTTACCATTTTTTTGGATACCTGAAGATACAATAGAACAAAGAGTAAGAAGGGATCATGTTCCTTATGATATATGGTTAGGAAAGAAACTGGTATATGCAACAGAAGGGAATGTCATTCATTATGGGTATATTGAAAAATTCATAGATGAACTTGGAAAAATTTATAATATAAAAGAAATAGCATTTGATAGATGGGGAGCAGTTCAAATGACACAAAATCTAGAGGGAATGGGATTTACAGTAGTACCTTTTGGTCAAGGATATAAAGATATGAGTCCTCCAACAAAGAGATTAATGGAATTAGTACTCGAAAGAAAAATAGCACATGGTGGAAATATTGTATTACGTTGGATGATGGATAATGTTTATATAAAAACAGATCCAGCAGGAAATATAAAAATGGATAAAGAAAAATCGACAGAAAGAATAGATGGAGCAGTTGCATTAGTTATGGCGCTTGATAGAGCAATAAGAAACTGTGATGAAGATAGCGTTTATAATGAAAGAGGATTAATAATATTATAAAAATTTTTATTTGGGCATTTTTTACCAATTTTTGCTAAATCAGTCAAATTTAGGACTTAAAATTGAGCAATATTTTAAAATATTTAAAAAATAATAAAAAAATGCTCATTTTAATGAAATTCTTGAATAAATAAATGAAATTCTTGAATAAATAAAACACTTGCATTATTTCCCATATTATGGTAAAATATAGTCGTAATATATTAATATTTCCTAAGTCTGCTTTGGGACACTCTTAAGAATAATATATGCTGACTAGATACAAGCTCTCTTAGGAAAAGGGGGCTTTTTTGCTTAAAAATAGATTATTATGTGTAAATTGCATATAATAGTGATAAAACGTAAAAGACAGTATGGGGAGGTACTAGTATGTTGATTTATTTAGTTTTAAAACGCATTATCAAATAGCTAGTTGGCCATAGTATACGGCTAGAAGTATACTAACTATATTAAAAGTGAAAGGAGATGAAAAATAAAATGAAAAAAATAATTGTACTATTTATGATGCTTATTTTAAGCATAGTACTTGTTGGATGCAGCAATGATAATGATAATGATAATGATAATGATAATACTATTCTGTACAATGCAGTAATGGTAAGTAGCGGAAGTATTGACGGTTTTCAAACAGTTAATTATTTTAAAAAAGACTTTTTATTAGAAAATAAAGTTTCAGGTGTGCGGTATAAAAATGAAAATTATGATCCAACTAATCCGGAAAGTGAGGAATATATTTTTGATGAAAGTTCACCAGAGACAATTACATATGTTCTAGATTCATTAGATAAGTATGAACGAGTTTTTAATACTAATTATGAAATTGATTATGATAAAGAAATATTAATTTTATTTTTATTTGCTGATACAAATTGTACATATAGCTTAAATAGTGTTGAATTAAATAATAATAATTTAAAAATAACATATAAAAGTAAAATTAACGTTACGACTGACCCTAAAAGAACTTTTATTCTTATAAAAATGGATAAAGTAGAATTTGAAAATATTGAATTTATTTAGAATTAAAGGATAATTTTATGAAAATGAGTAAAAAAATTTTAAAAATATTGATGATTTTTACTTTGGTTTTGACATTTATATTTGTAAATATTAGAACAAAAGTAAATGCTTATACATCGAATATAGAAGAAGATGAACAAGAACTTTTTATTGAAGAAACAATCAAAATATTTGGCAACGTTGAAATTAATAGTATAGAGTATTTATATAATTTTAATGATTCACCAGATTATGTTTATGTTGATTTTGAAGGTTTAGGATATGTAATTTATTATAGAACTACATTGGAAATGATGGAATATTCATATGAATTTGATTTAGATTATTCAAATATTGATTCTAGAAAGTATTATGCTGGTCCATCTAATTATTATGGAAAAAAGAATAATAAGTTTATTGATGTTGATACCGGAGATTATTTGAATTTATCAGATTCAGATATTGAATTATATGCAAATAATTTATCAAGTTTTTTTTCAGTAGATGCAGATGAACGTTTAAATTATT